TTACCATTCAACCTCATCTTCTGAAACAAAATCTTCATTAGATGCAGTTTTAGCTTTTAATAAATCTTCTCGCACATTAGGTATAGAAGATAAATACATTGTTTCCATAAGATTTTTATAATCATCCGCACTAATTAATACCACATCGCCATCTTTAGTATTAATTGTTGCTACTTGATTATATTTAGCAACTTGTTCTAAAGTATTATAAAGATTCTTTCTAAAATTTGAAGCATTAGCTGTAATCATTATAATCACCTCAAATATAGTATATCGTACTTATTAACGTACGTCAAAATATATTTGAAGCGATTATAATATATAGCATATCAAAATCTATATTCTTAAAAATTAAAAAGAGAAAATATATTCATTATAATTTGAGCACATGGGCACAAAATGGGCACAATTATAAAAATAAAAACTCATGGATTAAAATACCCATGAGTTTTTATTTTGCTTTATTCTTTATTAGCTATACCTAATTTACCAAAAACATAAAACGATAAGCTGAGTATCATCACATTTTATATACTACATTTTGAGGTCATTTACTATATAATATATAAATAATAAACAATAATTTTACCAACCAAAACAAATAAAAAGCTTCTTAATCCTATAAAATTAAACATTTTCATCAAATCTAAGAAAACTACATTATCGCTGGTAAAAAACAACTAAAATCCTTGTATCTCAATATTTTTAATAGTATAATGAAAATCACAAAGATTTATTTTTCTAGTATTTAACTTTAACAAATGTTGTATTTTCCCTATAACAACAAAAAAGCTCCTATTACCTAGATTTTTTCTAAGTAATAGGAGCTTCTTTTTTAGCAATAAAAGAAAATGTTATTTAATTATAACTCTTTTATTAAATTTTATCTATAATTTTATTTACTTCTGCGATACCTTTACCATCTAGCTTATCTATTATCCCAAGATAAGCCACATTTCTAGCTACTACAGATGTGCTAGTAGTTGTAATTATTTGTTTTTGTAATTTATCTTTAAGCTTTCGTTTTTCATCCTCAAGTTTGGACCTGATAAAAATTTTTGCAAATTCTTTTAATATATTCATACAATCTCCTTATCAAAATAATTTTTCTGCGTCAGTAATTCCACGAGAAATAGCATTAGCAAATTCTTCTATTCTATACATAAGTTTATAAGCGTCCTCTTGATTTGAAATAAATGCTGTTTCTACCAATACCGCAGGCATAGTTGTTTCCCGCAGTACACATAAATCAGGACGTTCTTTAATATCACGGTCCACTGTACCAAGAGAATTAACAATCTGTGTTTGAATACATTTTGCTAATAGTTCCGCCTTGCCACCTGTACTATAAACAAGCGTTTCTGTTCCTTTTGCACTAATATTAGCAGCAGAATTACAATGAATAGATATAAAAATATCTGCACCACTATTATTTGCAGTAGCACAGACATTAGGCTTACCCTCTGTTTCTCCGTTTAAATTATCACTCTGGATAAGCTGGCATGGATAGCCGATAACTTCCATTGTCTTTTTTACTTTCTCCCCAATAGCTAAAGCAATATCAACTTCTCTAATTCCGTTTGCGCAAGCTCCAGAGTCTAAATCCATATCATGTCCAGGGTTGATAAAAATTTTTAACATTTAAATACACTCCTTTTATTAAACTAGTCGAATTCGACCAGTTTGTTTAATTTAACTAAAAATAAATTAAATTTTAACTTAAATCTGCCAATAATCTACCGATTACCTTCTAATTAAGTCCTTTAATGGTGCAGGTTATAGGTTTTTATCTTCTAATTACTGTTCAATTATCTACCGATTAGCAACCGATTACAAAAATGGCTATTTTTGTAATATGTTATGCATATACATTACAAAAAGTGCCTATTTTGTAATATCTTTATTTGTAGAATTATTAACTCGTACCAGTCCACCCAGATAACCCAACAAGCCAGCACTTATTGTTGTAGATAATTCATTATTCATATAAAAAATAGCCGTTATTAAAGCTATTACAAGCCCGATAACGACTACTAAATTTACTATATCTAGTTTTTCATATTGCATTTTAATCCTCCTTGCGTTGAGGTAGTTGGATTGTTTTATTATATAATCCAGTTATAGCTCCATTTCCTCCTAATGCTTTATAAGTATTGTACATATCTGTTAAATTCTCTAATGCCCAGATTGGTAAGAAGCCTTCTTTTTCTGCATTGTGGCAAATGTTTATTATCTCCACTCGTAAAAGACCTCTTATTGCACAATCTCTATTGGCTTCCTTTTGTATAAAGTTTTTATATAAACTATATGCAAATTTTAAGATACCTGCTTGTATTGCTAAAGTTGCGATAGCAAGCCAATCATCAGAAATAAAATTCTCCATTTATTCACCCCATTTTTGATAAACTCCTTATTAAAAGGAGTTGATTATATTGAATAAAAGATTAAAATTACCTAATGGTTTTGGTAGTATTACCAAAAAAAGTGGTCGACGCCGTAAACCTTTTGAAATTCGTAAGTGGATAGATGGAAAACAAAAAGTAATTGGATATGAGGTTACTTACGAATCTGCACTTGCTTTTCTTTGCGAATACAATAAAAATCCACTATTATTTAGTCCTAGTGAAATTACTTTTGATGAACTATTCTGCTTGGTAAAAGCTTATTTATATCCACGTATTAAAGAACGTACACAATCTAGCTATAATTGTGCTTATAAACATCTAAATCGTTTATACGATAAACAGTTTGCTAAAATTCGTATTGGTGATTTACAATCTGCAATTCGAGATATTCACGACAGTGGTGCTGGATATAGTACCCAAAAGAAAGCAAGACAGGTGTTACACCACATGTATACCTACGCAGTGAAGTATGAGATAATTCCACCAGAAAAAGATATTAGTCGGTATATTGATATAGACAAAGATAAAAAAGTCTATAAAAAAACCATATTCAATACCCGACAGATTTATAAACTTTTCCGAGCCACCGATGAACACCGATATGCCAAAATGATACTAATGCACATGATGTTAGGTACTCGTCCTAGTGAATTTTTAGCAATAGAAAAAACTGATGTAAAGCTTAGACAACGTTACCTAATAATAAGAGAAAGTAAGACAGAAGCTGGCAGAAATAGAATTATTCCATTGCATAAACAAACATTACCTTTTTGGATAGAATTTTTAGCAGAAAACAATAAATATATTGCTACAGATAATAACGGCATACATCTCAATTATAGCCGTTTTCGTACTCGCTTCGATAAAACCCTTATAGAGTTAAAAATAAAGCGCCATACACCACATGAATGCAGACACACACTTGCGAGCTTATTAAATAACGCAGACGCTAATCCAACCGCAATAAAAAGAATACTAGGACACGCCAGCAGTAATATAACAGAAAAACACTATACACATAAGGACCTGCACCAACTAAAAAAAGCAATGGATTTAATAGTGTTTAAATATTAAAATTTGGCACTAATACGGCGTTAATATTAATCTATATAAATTGCTATGTTCCTTTATTTTCTAAGGTGGAACACGGCACAAATACGGTAATATAATTTTTTGCATAATAAAAGCACCCTCTAAGCCTTATTTTTACTAGCTTCTTGGGTGCTTTTTGCTTTTTCTGCTAACTCTTTCTTTTCTGTTTCTATAAGTTCTTTTCGTTTGTAATCTGGACACTTTGAATTAGTACAAAAGCCTTCTGTATCAAGTTTTCTTCCGCAAAATGTACAAAATTTAAGCATTTGTCAATTCCTCCAATTTTTTTGCATATTCATCTAATATATTTTGTCGTTCCTGCTGTAGTTCAGTAACATACTCAGTATCGCCGTTATTTTTTGCAATCTGAATTGCTTCATCAATCGCTTTAACGTTGGCTTCATACTCCGATTTAAGCACATTTGCTCTCTCCTCTAATGTAATTACCCTAGCAGGCGCAGAAATCGGCTTACCGGTCTCGCTGTCGCGAATATATCCAGTGCCGTTGTCGCCGTCACCCATATTGCCGGTGTAATAGTTCCAATCTTCATCGGATATTTCAATATAGCCTTCGGATTTCAACTTTTCTTCGCCGCCCCAGTCGTTAGCTAATGCCTGCGGAACGGCGGAAATCTTTTGGCCCTCTTCATCAAATTTCATTAAATACATAAAATCAGCCTTTCTTCTATAAATCTTCATTTTTTACATCAGATATATTTATAAACTCATTTTTTCAACTCCTTTAAACAATGGGGAAGTGGCGATGGATATGATGGAGCAAATCCTTCATGGTATAGTTTTCCTATTGCTTTTCCTTCAGCATGTTATCAGGTTGTTACAAATGGAAAAGGAAATGGATATGGTGCAAAAGATGGGAATTCCTGTGGTGCTTGTAATTGGAACACAAAACAAGTTCAACTTTATTCAAATGATGGAACAAAGCCTGTTAATTATATAGCAATAGGTAAATAAACAATGGGGAAGTGCCAATGGAACAGACGGTTCTAACCCTCCATGGTATAATTTCCCTATTGCTTTTTCTAATATATGTTATCAAGTGGTTACAAACCGCAAAGATAATGGTTGGGGAGCAGTAGATGGAAACTCAGCGGGAGCTTGTAATTGGAATGCAAAACAAGTTCAAATTTATTCCAATGATGGTACAGTTCCAGTAAATTATGTTGCAATAGGTAAATAACAATGGGGATGCTAATGATAGCGGACAGTGGAGAAAAGTAATTCATTTACCTATAGACTTTAAAAGCTTTTCTAGTATTTTAGCGGTAGGTATAAATAGTGATGATAGTGCAAATTGTGGATATCACTTAAATTCAAAAGAGCTAAATAGTTTTTCTTACTTATACGGTGTTTCTTTATGTTATATTGCTATTGGGGTTTAAACACCTATTGCAAACCAATAACCACCACCACCATCACAAACAGTCCACATATTGGTAGTAGTTAATTTATCAACATAGTTATTTCCGTTAGAACTATCCACACTTCTTTTAGTAGTAACATGACCGTTAAAACATTGTTTTATAAATGCAATAGGAAAAGTAACAGTTCTACCACCATAACCTGTATCACTTCTATATCC